GTATTATGGAGGCTGATGATGCTAACGCTGAGTAATAAACCTTTTACTTTTGACGGCTCCCTTTATTTTTATGATGAAGTGTTCTTTGATGAGGAGCTAAATCAGGAGGTGGCGTTCTATAAAACGCTGCCTAATAAGATCACCAGTAAGTGTAGCGCAGGTTCTTGCGCTCTTTTTATCTGGAATAATGCTAAGCCTAATGAAGATCTTCAGTACGGTATCAAGATCTTTGACTATGATACTGAAAAAAAGTGTAAGCAAGAGGCTTATAACTCCTTCCTTCGTCAAAAGGCTGCTGCAAGTCAAGATCTTGCTCCTCCTGCTCACTTTATGGTAAAGGTTTACCGTAATGGTAGGATGTGCTGGGGTTACACTACCAGCGTAGCCGAGGACACTACTTATGTGCTGCTTCCTGAGTTTGAAGCAGATAATATGTATCAGGAATATGTAGCCTCGTTCAATCTTGATAAGGAATACGCCATCAGTAATCTTTCTAATGTCCTTAAGTGTTACAATCTTGCACACATTCAGAATGATGCTAATGATCTGATGGATAAACTCCAAGAGTCAGACCCTATGGAGTTTGATGCTTGGATTGTTTATAACGAATATAACTTGGTTGATACTGATTCCCTTCAAACCGCACTAGAATGCGTTGAAGTTATGATTGACGGTGATATCGTGTATCTTGGGGGCGATCTCCATTCGGGTAACATTGGTCATTATAAGGGTGACCTTGTTTGTGTAGACTTTTCACACCACTCTGAAGGATAATAATGAAGTACAATAAGAATGAACTGACTCCGTTTCACCAGCGTATTGCAAGAGCCTATATCAAGGAACTGATTGCAGACCCCAACACTTGTGATATCCTTCGCAAGAAGTTGAAGGCTCAGGTTACTAAGAAGAAGAAGGCTAAGAAGGTGCGTATCTAAGGAGAACCTGTGAATAACTGGATCATTAAGGTATTCTTTTCAGAAGATTTTGAAACCGTGTGGCATAGCGTCTATTGTCGTGACGAGTATATCGACTCGTTCTTCGATTATAACGACGCTGTTTCTTTCGTGCTGTATAACTCCCGCACTAACCCCGATGGCCGAATGGTCGGGGCTACTGATAGAGTCCCACATGGTTGAGATTGTTCCTCTCCCTAAGGGACAGAGTAAGTTAATTATTAATAAACTAGTATCCCTTATAGTGGAAACCAAGGATCTAGATGCATGGATGCTTGGTTATCCTAGTACGGTTTGCTTTCCCTATCTAACTAAAGATGAACAAGAACTCCTCGACAACGCTTAGTGATTACATTTCATTTCTCCGTGAACTGCGGGTGCTAATCCATTGTGAAATGGATCAAGATCCGGCCATTTCTCCCCGGCAATATGCCGACATTTGGACAGCCATAGATCTTGCGTATGATCTCCTTCTTCAAGATAAGTATTATGTGACGGCTGAAGAAGAAGAAATTATTGAAGATTGCTTCTGTCGCTTTTATGGAGTGGGTAATGGATAAGTATACCAAGGAAGATCTTAATATGATCTATAGGCTCATGTGTTTGAATAAGTTCTGCGAGGCAATGGATATGCTTTGTGCTTTGCTGCATAAACATAATATCAAGTAATACCTTTGCCCCTATAGCTCAGTTGGTAGAGCAGTAGACTTTTAATCTATCGGTCGTAGGTTCGATCCCTACTGGGGGCATTCACAGAAGGGTGGCTGAAAAGTAGATAGAGCGCATGACTTATAATCGTGAATATGCGGGTGCAACTCCCGCCCCTTCTATTAAGTGCCATATTCCCGTAGCTCAACTGGATAGAGCGTGGCACTTCTAATGCTAAGGTTAGTGGTTCAAGTCCACTCGGGAATGTTCTAAAGGAGATCTATGAATAATATTAATACGACAGCAAGAGATGACTTTGAGTTCTATATAAATGATAGATGTCTCATAGCCCATATTCATTATGGTATTGATGGCCGTGATTATGGTGATGATGCACCGTGTGATTACGACTATGAGATATTGCAGGTAACTGAATGGTTTGAAGATGGTTCGGCTGTTATTTATGATGGTAAAAATCCAAGTGAACAGATGTGTGGTCTGTTGTCAACGCTTGGTGGAATGTTTGTTATGCAGTATGGTCATGTATTTAATCAACTAAAAGGAAATGAACCGGATGGAACCCCAGACAACTACGATGAGTTTTGAAGAAGTTCTTAATAGAGTTACTACTAAGGTGTATGTGATTAGCATTGCGTCAGGTGCTAGTGCAGGATACCCTATTCCAAACTTCTCTGGCATCGCTCGTTTTGAAAACAGTTACAATGGTATCAAGACTGTAATTGATGAACTTACTAAGTTGTACTATAAGGAGTATGAGAATGATGGTATTATTCCCAATCCTCCTAAGTTCACCGTTGAAACTAAGTCTATTGTCCTTGGCGACACTCTTTACAAGTAAAGGAAAATTATGGAAAACATGTATCTTATGATGACTAGTCTGTTTGTTATGGTTGTTTGTGCGTTTGCTTTTAATATCCTCTCTCACCGTAAGCTTACTAAGGCTATGCGTAATATTGAACAAGATGTGAGAGAGAATAATAACCAATGGGCTGACAACAACTACTACATTAAGAATTGGGAAGAACAGATTCACCGCGATATGCGTTGGCTTCAGGAATCCCTTGATACTCTTGTTGAGCAAGGCATGAATAAGAAGAAGGTTAGCAAGAAGTGAATCCAGAACGGTTTAAGAAAGATAAAGAAAAGCGGGATAAACGGAATGAATACCCCAAGCGAAACAAACTCAAGCCCTACAAGCGAGCAGAAACAAGAAACAAAGACAGAGCAGGTAGAGTCGAAGAGTAAATGCGGTTGCGGATACCGCATGGTTGATTGTTTGGGTTGTGATAATATTAAGCCACTAAGGAGAAACTAATGGCACACATGATTGAGTCTGAAGATTCGGCAATGTTCTATAAGGAAGCAGCATGGCACGGCATTGGTACTGTTGTTGAGACTGCGCCTAGTCCTAGCGAAGCACTTAAGATTGCTGGTCTTGATTGGTCGGTTCTTCGTAGCGGATCTATCAGCGCCACTTATGGTGATGATAATGAGACTACGACTAAGGACTTCACTGCTTTGGTTCGCTCTGATACCGGGCGTATCCTGAGCGTTCAGTCCCCTGATTATAAGATTGTTCAGAATGAAGAGATGTTTGACCTTGCCTATTCTCTTGGAGAAGATGTTAAGGTTGAGTCTGCGTTTTCTATGGGCAATGGTACTAGGGTTGTGTGTCTCCTTCGGGGAGAAACCTTTGCCCCTGCCAATAGCAAGGAAGATCTTATCAGCAAGTATATGTGCCTTGTGAACTCTCACAACGGTACTCTTGCTCTCTCAGCATTGCCTACCAGTATCCGTGTTGTTTGTAATAACACCCTGAGTATGGCTTTGTCTGCGGGACAAAAGAAGATGTACCGTGTTGTTCATTCTGGCAATATGAACGCTAAGAAGGAAGCCATGCAGAAAGCTCTTACTAACTATAAGAATACTGGTAAGATGTTTGAAGAGCATGTTAATGTTCTTTCATCCCGCACTTTGAATGTGCAGGATATCCAGCGGTTCTGGCTTGAACTTTATGGCCGGATTGAAACTCCGGTTGTTGGTAATCCCAAGACTGAAGATGAGTACGATAATTATATCAAGGCTCAGACTACTATTGCTAAGTGGTCGGATATCTTCGATGCAGAGCGTCGGCGCATCAATGCCCCGGCATCTATGTGGGTCGCTGTTAATGCGGCGACTAACTGGATGCAGCACCGCATTCCTAGCCGTGGTAAGATTCCCACGACTGAGAGTCGTAACTTCAATAACATCGTCGGTTCTACTTCAGACACGGTGTCTGATGCTGTCCGATTCGCAATGTCTTATGTTTGAATAAGTAATGGGAGCGGTAGCCCAAATAGAGGCGGGTAGACAATACCGTTCAGTGTGGGTTTAAATCCCACCCGCTCCTCCCCTTATTAAAGGAAAACTATGGATAAACTGATTGCTGAAAAGTGGGTTGCTGCTCTTCGTAGCGGCGAGTATAAGCAGGGTAAAGGTGTGCTGCATAACCAAGATACTAATACTTACTGCTGTCTTGGTGTTCTTTGTGATCTTTTTGTAAAGGAAAAGAATATTAAAGATACTTATTGCCAGCAGCGTATGCTTAGTGATTCCTCAATCGTCACAGTCTTTGGCGATTCAACTGGTACTTTGCCAAGCGATGTTCGTCATTGGTCGTTGATTGGTGACGATAATGGGCAGTTTAAGTATGACCAGCCTATTCCAAGCAGTAATGGTACTGCATACTTTAGGGACGAAGATACTTGCCTACTTACCAGTATGAATGATGGTGAGTACGGCCACGACTTTACCTTTGAAGAAATTGCAAACATTATTGAAGAACAATGGAGACAACTATGAACTTTGGTATTGACCCCAACAACAGAGATCGTTGTGTTATTCAAGCCCCTTGTGATCTTGCGTATATGCAGAAGCAGCGTGATCTTCTTTGGAAGATCTACTCTGATTCCCTGCTCTCTAGTGATGAAGATCTTGCTTATCTTCGTACCACTATTGGTTTTCTAGATCACTTCATTCACGGCGTATACTTTGTAGCCGCCGAGTATCACACGGCTAACAGGAGTATTTATTAAATGCTTATTAAGTCAAATGAAAAGTTTGCCAAGAAGTTTAAGATTCCCTTTGTTTATTATCATCTTTGTATATCTTTTAAGTTAAACAACGAACAAGATCTTTATGACCCTGTTGATTGGATCATGGGAGAAGATTGTACCTACGGTAAAAATAAGAAACGCGCTAGTGCTTTCAAGAAGTTTAAACTTCTTGAACCCGACACTGGATATAATCTTATGACTGGTGAAAGAGATCTTACTTTCGTCGGATGTACAAAAGAACAGATGCAGTATCTTGTCAACGCTTACAAGAATAGTCCATTCCGTATTACTTATCTTGCTTGTGGTATAGATGATGTATAAATCTAATACATTGGCATCAATGCGATTGTTAGGACTGCGTTTTGCTATCATGGTACTCAGACCGTTGCTGTATCTGGTAGCAAGTATCACTTGGCGGTTGGATGAGGTATACTACCGAATGAATGAATTACGCAACCGTCTAAATAAAAAGGTAGAGCAACACAAAGCAAACAAAGCACTAGATCGCATTGCACAATTTGATCAGGAGAATGGATTACTATAATGGAAACACTACTTATTGTTGGTATTTACCTGCTAGGAATTATTACTGGTCAGTGTATTACTGGCATTGCTATGTTGTGGGGCAATAAAAAATAAAAGGAGACACTATGCCAAAGATGTGGGACAGACTAACTAAAGAAGAGCAGGAAAGAAAAAAGAACCTGCAAGTTATTGCTGAAGAACATATGTTGGCTGTGTCTGAAAATAAGTATTGGGAAGAATATGCTAGAGCACCCGACGAGGGTTACCCTGAACAGTCACTGCTTGATGTGTGTGTCATTCATCTTACGCCAATCTACCAGCAATGGATAGATAATGTAGCAGAGAATCGTAAGACCCCGGAATGGGCTTACCCTTTGTTTGCTGTTGGTGCTGCTAAGATGGCAGACATTACCATAAGAGCTTTGATTCTTGAGTGGTTTAACTCGTCATTCTGGGATCGTAAGCATGAAGGGGATTTGTTCCCCATGCCTACGGCTCAGCATATTAGCCATGTTATTTCAGACATGGTTATTGATATTGTTTCGTATCAACAGGCCAAGCAGCAGTTCAAAGAAGACTGGCTAAAGCAGTCGCATTATCAAAAGAATTGGACTGTTAAACGCTGCAAGGCTTTTGCTGGTAAGATGAACACACTTACTAAGAAGCAGTTCAGCCGTAAACAACGGGAAGATTTCGGACATCATATGCTGCGTATTGCAGAGATGTCAGACATTGTTAAGATTTATAATCACCGTAAGTTTACTGGTAAGCGTTGGATTGAGCGTGTTCTTGTTGGGTTTACGGATAACATTCTTGCTGAACTCAATAAGAGACACAACGATATGGTAACTAAAGCAGCAATGCTTTATCGCCCAATGATTGTTCCTCCTGTTGAACACACGGAAACATCTAGTGGTGGTAACCTGTTGCCTTATATCCGTAAGCCTGTTGTTCAGCGGTTCAAGGATGTGATGTGGGATGAGAATGTAACTCAGAAGAATTCAACGCCTTCTCCTATGGTTATCCGTGGGCTGAATGCATTGATGCATACTGAGTGGACAATCAACGACCGTGTTCTTGAGGTGATGGAGAACTTGTTTGTCTCTAATACAAGACAAGCCAATCTCCCCGCTTATGACTTCTCTGCCTTTGACTTTGGAGAACCCTATCCAAATGAAGGCACGAAAGAAGAGCAAGCTAAATGGTGTCAGCGTAAAGAAGAATCCTACAGTAACTGGTTTAAAGAAGAACGAGCCAGAGGTCGCATGCTTGTTAGACTACAGCTTGCAAAGGATTTGAAGAAGCATGGTTTCTTCTATCATATCTTTACCTGTGACTTTAGAGGACGGGCAAATGCTGCTTGTGATCTTCTATCGCCTCAGGCAAGTGACTTTGATAGAGGTCTTATCCAGTTTGCTGCGGCCCAACCGCAGTCAATCAAGGGCAAGTATTGGCTTAAGGTTCACCTTGCCAATCTCTTTGACCAAGATAAGGATACTTTTGATAACCGGGTCAAATGGGTAGACGATAACATGAAGATGTTTGAGGCTATCAATAATGACCCGTATGATACTCGTAGTCTTTGGTTGTCGGATAAGAAGAAAAAGAATCCCAGCTTCCAAAGACTTGCTGCTATCTTTGATCTCTGCCGTAAGGACGGGATGACTCAAGTTCCTGTTCAAATGGATGGTACTTGCAATGGTATCCAACATTGGGCAGCACTTATGAAAGATCCTATTCTTGCTGAGATGGTTAATCTTATCAAGGTTGACAAGCCAAACGACTGCTACGGTTATGTGGCTGATCTTATGACCGACAGTATGAAGAAGACTGTTGAAGATGAGAACGCAGATGCCGATAGTAAACAGTGGGCTTCTACTTTCTTGGAACACTGGGGAGGTAAGATCTCCCGTGCTGTTCCCAAGAGAGCGGTTATGACAGATCCCTATGGTGTTACCTTCTATGGTATTCGCCGTTACTGTAAGACCGAAGGACACCTTGACTGGGTTCCTAAAGAAAAGATAGCGGGTGCTGTTATGGAACTTGCTACCTTTATTGACCAAGCTTTGAAAGATACTTTGGTCGAGGCAAACAAGGGCAAGGTATGGCTAAAGAATGTAGCAGACATATGCTCAGAACTTGGTCATAGTATGGAGTGGACTACCCCGTGTGGTTTCAAGGTTGTCCACCAGTATTATGAGATATTGACTAGACGATCAATAGCTAAGTTGTTCAATATGAAAGAGCTTCACTTTGGATCCCCTGATAAAGATACGATTGACAACAGCTCTGTTAACTTGGCTATCTCTCCTAACTATATTCACTCGTTGGATGCCAGTCATATGTGGTGTACTATCAATGCAATGCTAGATGCAGGCATTGACCAGTTCTCCATGATCCACGACTCGTATGGTTGCTCTGCTCCATACACTTCACTGATGCGTGAGTATACCAAAGAAGAGTTTATGATGATGCATCAGGACAACCTGCTGCTTAAGCTTAAGAAAGAAATAGAAGCTAAGCTTAAGATTGAATTGCCAGACTGTCCTATTACTAACAACCTAGATATTGGGTCAGTGCTTGAGGCTGATTACCTGTTTCAGTAAGGAGGCCAATGGCTAAACGAAAAAAGATAGATCCAATAGCAATTAGATGTGAAGGTGATATTGAAGCAGCAGTTGAACTGTTCTGCCGCATGGCTACACAGCGCGGTAAGAAAGAACTTGCTTTGATGTTTCCTACAGAATACTTAAGTCAGATCTTTTTGAAGATTGCGTACAACGAATGGATGAAGCGTGGGTACGAAAAACAAAAAGACTTCATGCTAACACTAATGGTTGAAAAAGGAGATGACAATGAAGAAGCCTAGTATTTTTAAGAAGACCAAGCCAAGCAAGATTCTTAACGGTAAGGAATATAAACTTAACCAAGGACGGAAGTTTAATGCTATTCAGGAAGCACACATTAAGGGTGAACTTGATGTACATGCTCCTATTGAAGAACTAGGAATGTCTATCGCCCAGCATTGGCGAGAGGACTTTAGAAGGAGACTGCATGTCAAGAGTACTCGTAATCGGTGATACACATTTTCCAGCTGTACACCCCGGATATCTCGACTTTGTTAAAGGCGTTAAAAAGAAGTATCGTTGCGATACGATTGTACATATTGGTGATGTCATTGACCACCATACGATTTCCTTCCACAAGAAGCATCCCGATAACACGGGTGCTGTGGAAGAGTACAATCAAACCGTGCAACATATAAAGGAATGGTATAAGTCTTTTCCCAAAATGAAGATCTGCATCGGCAACCATGACGATAGAGTGGCACGGCTTAATGCTGATGCTGGTATTCCATCGTTCTATATCAAGCCGTGGAACGATTTGTACAGCACTCCTAAGTGGGAGTGGGACTCGGGCTATGTCATTGATGGTGTGTTCTATACCCACGGTACTGGGGCTAGTTCATCTTATCCTGCGTTTAACGCAGCTAAGTCTAGATCTACCTCAGTTGTTATGGGCCACCACCACAGCGTAGCAGGAGTTCATTGGATTGTCGGCCCCAATACTGCATACTTTGGAATGGATGTAGGCTGCGGCGTAGACCGCCACCATATGTCCATGCAGTATGGAGCCAATTATATTAAGAAGCCCGTCATTTCTTGTGGTGTTGTTATTGACGGACATCCCTATCTGGAGCTTATGAATATATGATATTTGAAAACTTTAGTATGTGTGGCTTTGGTTCTAAAAGAAGCCATATTAAATTCCAAGAATCAATGTTTAGAATTGAACACGAAGGTCTTGTGATTCGTGTATGGCGAGCTGAAAAAGAACTGAAAGACTTTTATAACTCCGAAGATATTGCTAGGGTTGTTAGTCGCTGTATTAATTACTCTAGCGTAGATATCATCAAAGCAATTTGCAAACTACCCAATATCACTGCTGTTGAAGTGCTTGACTCTGAGACAGCCAATGGTATTGTTTACTACAATGATTGGTAAATCTAGCCCTATAGCTGGGGCTACTGATAAGGTCAGTAAGAAAGGAGGAATCAATAATGGAAACTGAAACAACCGCAACAGAGACAATGCAAATGCCAAAGCAGTCAATTGCTGCTGATAGCGTAATCGCCTATCTCAATGTCATTGCAACCGCCCTCAATCAAATTACTCTTGATCTGAATAACCAGATCGCTAACATCAACGCTGCTATTAACAAGGAGAATGATACTAATGAATCAGCCAGCTAAACTCAAGAAACTCCCCCAGTTTGTTACTGAAACCCTTGAGTGCAAGTGGTCTAACCTACTCAAGCCGGATACGGCGTTTGGTGAAGCTTCTGCCAATCACAACATCACTGTTGTTATGGATCAGAAACTAAAGGCTAAGCTTCAGGATGTCCTGAAGAAGTCTGGAGCCAAGAAGATCAATGGAATCTACGAGAAGGAAGGCGTGACCTATCTTAAGACTAAGAGCCGTCTTCATGTCGAAGCGGGTAAGTTCCCGTGTGTAGATGCCAATGCTCAGGAAACTGACATCGTTGCCTTTGGTGGTGACAAGGTAAAGCTTAAGCTTGCTCCTGCTATTGTTGCTAGAGACAAGTCACTTAGCTTCTACCTCAATGGTGTTCAGATTATTGAACGCAATGAGAACAACAGCTCAGTCGGTTCGTCTGGTTTTAGCGCAGTTGATGGTGGCTTTACTAGCCCCAAGGCTGCGACTACTACTAAGCCAGCCGCTGTAGTTGTTGAAGAAACTGAAGACGAAGAACTACCGTTCTAACTAGGAGGCAGCAATGGAATGGAGATTCGATATATCTCCCGTTGCTGCTTCTAGACCCCGCGTTGGTAAGTGGGGTGCTTACTATACAGGGGCTTACAAAGACTTTAGAGAAAAAGCATCGGAGATAGTTTACTCAGTAATCGGTACAGAAAGAGAACTGATAACTACTCCGATTGCTATTTCTTTAGAGTTGTATGTCAAACGCCCCAAGTCAACCGAAAAGAAATATCCACGGGCAGACATCGACAACTACACTAAAGCAGTGTTTGATGTTATGAACGGGAAGTTATGGGAAGACGATGAACAAATCATAGCTATGCATGTGACAAAAGAATGGGCTGAAAAAGGCTCTGAAGGTTACTTCATACTAGGAGTTAGTGAGCAACGGGACAAGAAAAAGAAGTAGACTGGGGGGCTAGCAATAGCCCCTTAGTTATTAAGGAGGCTTAGATGTTTATAGAATATATTGAACACATGGGTAATGATGCTGCTGTTGCAGACGCAGCCCGTGTATCTTTTGGCAAGCGAGTTACTAAGTTTGAAGAGAAGGATGCTAAGCTAATCCAGTATCTTGCAAAGCATAATCACTGGTCACCTTTTGCCCACTGCTTTATCAAGTTCCGTGTAATGGCCCCCATCTTTGTTGCTCGTCAATTGATGAAGCATCAAGTGGGGTTCTCATGGAATGAGGTTTCTCGTCGTTACATTACAGACATGCCAACCCTTTGGAACCCTACAGGCTTTCGTAAAGCTCCTGAAGGATCTATCAAGCAAGGATCTAGTAACGAATTTGTAAGTAACTCTTACGAGTTGCTTGTTGATTTTAATGCCGTTGCTAAATCCTGTTTTTCTCTTTACAATAAAATGATTGCTGATGGTGTTTGCCCTGAGCAGGCTAGAGCCATTCTGCCACAGGCTACTATGACCGAGTGGATCTGGACTGGTTCTCTGTATGCTTGGGCTAGGATGGCTACGCTGCGCCTCGACAGCCACTCTCAGGCTGAGACTCAGGAGATTGCTGAAGGTGTGGATCTAGTGGCTAGGCAATTGTTCCCGCATAGTTGGAAGGCACTGATGAAGTATGACGGATAAATGGGAACACTTGGCATTCAAGATTGCAGAAACAATTGACAGAGATAAAGCGCATGTGTCTTTGATTGTTAGAAAGAACCAGCTTGTTGCTATTGGTACTAACAACTGGAAGACCCACCCAAAGACAGTAGAGTATGGGTATATGTATCCTTACTTGCACTCTGAGTTGGATGCGTTCAGAAAGATAAAGACCCCGTTGGATAAACTGGTTCTGTTTAACTTCAGGATAAGTAAGACAGGTAAGCTTGGAATGTCCCGGCCCTGCAAGTTCTGTATGCCGTGGTGTTCTCAAGTGTTTGATCGTATTGTTTACTCAAATGAAAACGGAGAATATCAGTATGGCTAAGAAGAAAAGCATTACTCATGGTGCTGGCAAAGGCGATGCCTATAGGCCAGTAGACATGAAGAAGTATCGTGAGAACTACGATAAGATCTTTGGTAAGAAAAAGAAGGGAACTAAGGGTGACAGTAAGTGAATTTGAAGCGCTTATATATGAGTACGCTGATATCAGTTTTAAGATCGGGCGCATGGAAACGGATGGTAACGCTACTCAAAAGGCTTACGATAAACTGACTGATAAACGCGACGAGATAAGAAGCACAATCATTCAACTATTCAAAGGAAAGCATGTCAACATTCATCGGTAAACATCCTTGCCCAAAGTGCAAGGCAAATGGTAACGATAAACACAATGACAACTTGGCAGAGTATGAAAAGAATTACTACTGCTTCAAGTGTCAACACTTTATTCCCAAGGAAGGACACACTATGCAAGAAGAACCTATTGTTAAGAAAGACTGGAAGCCTATACTTGGGTCCGTTGTAGAGCTTGCTCATCGTCGTGTAGAAGAGAAAGCTTGTCGCATGTATGGCTATCAGACAGCTGTTATCAATGGTAAGACTGTAGAGATTGCTAACTATTACAGAGATGGGGTACTAGCAGGGCAGCATCTCCGTGGCCCTAACAAGCAGTTTGCTTGGAAGGGTGAAGCTAAGAATGTAGAACTGTTTGGTCAGCATCTGTGGAAGGGTAACAACAAGCGTCTTATTATTACCGAGGGTGAGATTGACTGCATGACAGTTGCTCAGCTTATGGGATATACTTGGGCTGTTGTCTCCCTGCCTAATGGTGCTGCGTCAGCAGTCAAGTCTATCAAGGACAACCTAGAGTTTGTTAACTCTTATAATGAAATCGTGCTATGCTTTGACATGGATGATCCCGGTCAGAAAGCAGCAATAGAAGTAGCCGAGATTCTACCGCCCGGTAAGTGCAAGATTGCTAAGCTTCCTTTCAAGGACGCTAACGAGTGTCTTGCCAACAACCAAGGCAAGGCTGTGGTGACTGCCCTATGGGAAGCACAGCCATATTCTCCCGATGAGATTCTCCATGTCTCTCAAATCATCAACACAATGGAAGAACTGGATGCCGTCAGGGTTTATCCTTTCCCATTCGATGCTTTGTCTGAGTATCTTATCGGCCAACGGTCGGGAGAGATTACACTATGGGCCAGCGGTACTGGCTCAGGTAAGTCTACTATTCTTCGTGAACTTATGATGCATCACTTGGACGAAGGCCGTTCTGTTGGTGCTATCATGTTGGAAGAATCCCCGCAAGAAACAATGGATGATATGATCTCGTTGATTATTAACAAGCCAGTACGAGCCATTCGTGCATCTCGCATGATGAATGAGCTTCGTGTAAAGCTTGGTAAGAATCCTATACATATGAGTATCATCGACAACCTATCAGACACAGAGTATGGTCAGGCAAAGGAACATCTCGGTAAGACAAGTTTCTATATTTACGACCATCTCGGTAACAACGCCATGTCCAATCTACTTGCTAGAATGGAATACATGGC